GCGGTGGCGCAGGCGCTGTCAGAAAAGGGCGAGCCGATTATGGTCGATAACCTGGACGGGCTTGATGGTAAATTCAAGCCGATGGTATTCGACCAACTCAAACAGGCCGCGCGGGGGAGCGGGTCAGTTTGGGTGGCGGGCGCGTGGAGTCTTCGACAAGACCCGGAACTTGATCAGATTGCCAAAGCCCTCGCGCCCGTGTCGGTGGCGTGGGTCGAGGACGGGACGATCAAGAGCGTCCATATGGGCGCTGAGGCCGGGGAGGTGGCGGCATGAGCAAGCGATTCCCCTGTATTTCCGATGCCAAGCGGCTGGCGCTTCTTTACTCCCTGGACGGGTGCATCGTTTTTTCCGTGCGCGGCGAACAGATTCAATACGCATCCTTCGGCGTGGATAGACGTCGATGCGAAACGACCAAGGCCCTGGCCGATAAGATGTTTGACGCGGCCACAGGAAAGGACAACCTATGAACGTTTGGATTCTCTACGACCCCGAAGGAAAGCCCATGCTCGATACCGTCGCCAAAACCAAACGCGAGGCTATCGAGATCGAGACCTGGGGTTCAAGATCCTGGTCCTGGCTTGAGAGCGAAGGCTACACCGCGCGGAAAAAGGCGCTTGTGGACCGGAAATAATTGGAGGTTACTGCGATGGGACACGAAGTAAAGCGGGTTCCGTTAGTCCAGAACATTGAACCGCCCATCGGCCCAGGATGGCAGATGTGGGAAACCACTTCGGAAGGTTCACCTATTTCGCCTGTTTTTGAAAGCCCTGAAAAATTAGCGCGGTGGCTAGCGGACACGGGTGCAAGTGCGTTTGGTTCACAAACCGCCACATACGAGGAATGGCTTTCGATGATCCATGATGGATCATCTGTTGTATCGGCCTTTTACCAGCCGGGGCGCGGCATTATTTCAGGTGTCGCGGCGGCACACGAAAGGGCAAAAACCAATGACTGAAACCCTGATAACCACGAGACGACTAGCGGAACTCGAAGAGGCCGAGCGCGAGCGGGACGACTTGCTACGCGGCTATCACGCCCACCCGGACTGCAAAAAAGTGTATATTGAAAATGCCGTGCCGCTGCTTATCCGCGAGCGGGACGCGCTGAAACTCCAAGTCCAAGAACTCACGGTAGACCGCGACAATTGCCGGATGTATGCGAAGCAGGCGCACGAGGACAAGGTAAAGGCAGAGCGGGCACTATCAACATCTGGCGGCAAAACCCTTGAACAAATCAATGCGGAGAATGAGCGGTGCGTCGAACAGGGCGGGTGCACGGGCGACGGCGTGCCGTGGGGAGATCATGTGGATGGTTTTGTAGATAAATTATTGGACGGGCAGGCCGGCGTATGAACTATTCCGACTTCCTAAAGTCCAAAAATAAAGCGGTGCCTGACCGCGGATGGGACTGGTGGAAAAGCATGGGGAGACTAAAGAAGCATGAAGCGCGGAACGATTGACCATCCTATGAATGACGATGACGCGGCGCGTGCATCTGAACACACTACAACTATCTATAAAATAAAGCACTGGGATAGCCTTTATGAGGTGTCAAATAAAAGCCGCCGCTGGGTGCCTGGGCAAGAAAAACGACGGGGGCCGCTTGAGTTCGTGCGCTTCCGATGCAGTGGTTCAGCATGGTCGGAAGGCTACCGTGACTTTCTTGACGTTGCGGGAAATAGTGCTGCTAGTGCTTTCGGGGTATTCGCAAAATTATTAGAATTGAGCGCGTGTCAAGACGCCGAACGGCGGGGGATGATTCTTGACCGCCGTGGCAACCCCGCCGATACAGCATGCATCGCGCGCATGTGCGGCTTCCGCGAGGCCGATGTTGTAAAAGCCCTGGAAATATTGTCCGACCCGCGTGTGGCGTGGGTGGAAACGGATAATTCCCGGTCATTCCCGGACATTCCCGGAGAAAGCGGGAAAGAACGGGAAAGAACGGGAAAGAACGGGACGCTTCTTGAATACAATACAAGTAAAGACAAAACAAGTATAAATACAAATACAAGCGATTCCGCATTCGCGGAATTCTGGACTGTGTTTCCCAAGAAGGTCAACAAACCACAAGCACTCAAGGCGTGGAAAAAGCTGGATATGTCCAACGGGCTACTGAAACTGATCATCGAAGCCGTGGGCATTCAGCGTAAAAGCCGCCAGTGGAAAGCCGACGGCGGCAAGTACATACCCCACCCGGCGTCATGGCTGAACGGGCGCCGATGGGAAGACGAGGTGGACGAACCGCAACCCAACATGGCAGAGAAAGGTCCGGGCTATGATAATCCCAACCCCTTCGCGTAGTGAGGCGCTGAAAATGGCCGGCGTGCCTCAGTTGCCGACGGGCAAGTGCGCGGAATGCGGACAGACTAACCTGTTATTCCGCGGCCTGTGTGAGCCGTGTACGCGGCTGGACGAATCGCGCCGCGTGGAAGAAGGGCACCGTATGGCCGGGCGCGTGGCATTTTGCACGGCGGACACGCCACCGGAAGCCAACGCTGTAGTATGGGCGAAAGCGCGCGCCTGGGACTTCCGGCATAATGTGTACCTGTATGGCCCGGTGGGCACGGGCAAAACACACATGGCGAAGTGCCTACTCACCAAAGCGCAGGACGCCGGGCTCACGCGATGGAATGTCAGCGCACGGCGTATGGTCAAAACGGCGGCACTGTTTCAAGAGGGCAGCGCGTGGATGGAAACGTGTAGAGCCGATGTACTATTGCTGGATGACGTGGATAAGCCGCGGTGGACGGAGGACGGGCTGGCGGCGTTGTGGGAGTTGCTGGACGTGCGGGTAGCGGCCAAGCGGAAAACCATTGTTACGGCCAACATGGCGCCGGACAAGCTGCGGGCGTACCTGCGGCAGCGGGCGCCGGATAACCATTCGCTAGTAGACGCGGCACTGGACAGGATGAAGCCGGTTATAGTGTTGGCGCTGACGGGCGCGAGCTTGCGCCGCATGGAGGGAGAATGAATACCGGGGCGTCGCCATGAAATCCGCGCGCATGGAAGATCCGAATGTTACGTATGGGCGGCGGTGCGCGCCGGAGAACGAGCAGCACCCCGAATACAGTTTCGTCGATCATGTTATCGAGTCTGGCGAGTACGACAACATGACCGATGACGAATGGGAAAAACTTTTAGCAACCCGGTTCGGGCGTTCCGGGCCGGGCGCCGTTGGAAGCGGCGAAACAAGACCAACTGAAAAATCGAACGGAGGAACGGAGTTATGAGCAAGACACGGGACGAGCTAATGGAAATGTTCAATAAAATTCATGTGGAATGGCTGGACGAGCCAAAAACCGAAGAGAATACATTTTACGAACGACTCGCCAACGCCGCCGAAACATTTTATGCCGTACCGACCGGGCTCATCGAGGTGCGCGGCTACCTTAAGAAACACACGGTGGAATCGGGCAAGGAACTCGCGCTGACCGTAACCGCCATCAACTCGATAGAGAACAAGATGGCACTCGCGCGCATTAACAACGGGCTAACTTTGCGCGGTATTCAATTGGACATTGAGGCGGCGTCGGAAAGCGCGGAATCGGAACCCGAAGATCCCGCCGAAACCGAAGAGGAAAATCCCGACCAACTCGACATCGAAGACGAAGAATTCAGCGGCTCCGAGGAAACGGAAGATGTACTCGAAGAGGTGGCTGTGTGAGTAAAGCTGATCTTTGTTTCACCGCCTACGGTGACCCCAAGCCCCTAGCCCGGCACCAGACCCGCGTGGTGAAGGTGAAGGGCAAACCGGCTTGGGCGCAGCAGTTCGACCCGAAGAAGAACGTAGACAATAAAGCCTACGTTCGCCAAGCCGCCGCCATTGCCATGCGTGACGCCGGGCTGGGGACGCTCTTCGACGGTCCCCTCGATGTGACGTTGGAGTTTTGGCAGCTCCAGCCTAAGTCCAAGCGCGTGGCCAACCCCGGGCGCGTGAAACCCGAAAACTTGCCGGCGCGAATGTTCCCGGTCGGTAAACCGGACCTCGACAACTTAGTTAAACTCGTCCTCGACGCTTGCAACGAGGTCGTGTGGGCCGACGACAAAACGATCTGCGCAATGACCGTGCAGAAGTTCTACACGCTCGACCGGCCCCGAACCGTGGTCAAGGTGCGTCGGATGGCGCTGGAGGAATGGGTAGGCGCCGGCGGGGAGAGAGGCGAGAAATGAGAAATACGAAGGTCTGGGCGGTGTTTACAAAAGATGGCGCATGTATCCCCTGGACGGTTCGCGCGCTAAAAAAAGATGCCGTAGCAGCATACAACGAGGATACATTTACATCGGACCGTGGGACGATAAAGCAAAACAAATGCACCGTGAGGCGAGGCACTGCTACGTGGGAGGGCGGGAAATGAGCATCGTTAGGTTTGGCGAGGATGGTTCCGACGTTTATCTCTATTATGTGTCGAATGACCTTATCCAGTGTTGCGGGTGTGAATTGAAGCCGGAGTCTCCCGAAAATTTTGACGCGCGGGGGGCTCTAAATCACGTAGCTAAGCATCGGGCAGCGGGGCATTATGTGCCGGATTGCGTGGATGCCGTTTTGTTAGAAGCATTGGAGAGAGAGGAATGAAACAACGGAGGGAGTAGGGCGAATGGATTCTTGCGACTATTGCCATAAAAAAATGCCGAGGTCTCTTCTCATTGAAGAGGATGAATTGGGGACGGGGATGTGTCGGGCTTGTTTTAAGGACGCCGATGTTTTTGATCGTATGTGGCTGCACAAGCAGGCGATACGGTACAGATTGAAAGCACGATTGGCAACGCACCGCCTTGCCGAGATGACCCTTGGGCGCGATGAATTGAAACAGGAGATGGAGAGAAATGAAAACCAAGCGTATCACGGTTAAGGACGTGCCAGACGGGTTTCTTGGTGTCGAGCGCGACTACAGCTACAAGCGCTTGGGCGGCAAGTTTTATGTGAGACACGGACTTCGATAAACTTGATGAGCGGATCACCGCCATTGAAAAGCAGCTGGGGATAGCTCCGCTGACAGTTGAATAGTTTTTCCCTCGCAAGGGAGGCGGGCAAGTCTCCATAGCAAATTTGGGTGCGATTGGCCAACGCACGAAGGGCGTATCGTGACGGCGGTGCGCAACTTTTGTACGGGCGGATACACGCGAGGGGCTCATAGTTGAATAGTTTTTGAGACGCTCCGTGCGGCGTGGCAGCGCCGGGTTGTAGAGTTGGTGGTTTGTTTGTTGGGAGTATCATTCCCGTCGCCCTGCTGGGCGGTGGGTTACGCTCCTTGGAGCCGGGTGGGGAATCCGGTCACGGGGCGTCTCTTCAGACCAAGGAAGGAAAAGAAGGAAATAAATAATGGATTCCAAAATTGTAGACGAAACAAAGAAGATTATTGAAGTGGCCGACGAAGTCGTCGGCACGGTTGTAATAAAGCCCATCGCTACTGTGCTTCGGGGCGTTGTGGATTTCTTTAAGTATGGAAGATAGCGGGAAAGGAAGTTATGAAAACAAGGATAATAAAAAAACGATACCTCCAACGCAACACATCTGCTGTCTGCGCAACTTGCCCTTGTTACGACTGCACCATTAAGGGGTGTAGGAGAAAACCCAAAGTCATACAAAAGGAACCCGAGGAGTGGTGCAGCAGTCACCCGTTGTTTTGGGCTGGCAGATTAGAGCAGAACGAACTAGTGCTTGTGTCCAAGGAGGAGTTTGACCTTGCCGCTACAGCCTTGAGTCGCATCGACGAGTGCATTGACTTGATAGACCACATTGGACACGTCAGTGGAGGCAGTATTTCTTTGGAGGTTGAGCGGCTTCTGGAACTTAGCAAACAAGGAGAGGTGCTTATGAGGCGGCAGGCAAAGATTCAGGCCCGTAAGGAGGCGGCTGAGAGGGAGATAGATGAAGAGAACGTGAGCCCGGAGGAGGGCGACAAAAAATGAAAACATGCCCAGATTGCAACACGGATATAGCCTGGCATCTGGCTGGTCGATGCATGGACGTGCAGGTAGCCCGTGCAAGGGGGAGTGAGCCCAAGCGTATTGATGGCTATGGGTGGGAGGGCTGGTGCATTCCGATAAAGGAGAGCGGTGGTATAGCTGCTCTGCCGAAGTTTTCCACCGACCCCGTCGCTATGATGGAATTATTGGATGAGTTGAGGGAAGATCGGAGCGTTGAAATACGCGCAAGAGATATGTTTGAGGTGTGGCTTAGTGGAACTTCAATAGGGGATGTGTTCATAGCAGACACGCTACCCCTCGCCGTTGCCCGAGCCAGGCTGAGCGTGGAAGGAGAGAGCGATGACAGCAAACACAGAAGGGAGAGGAAATGACTAAGCAAAAACTACTACGGCGCGACGGCACACTCATCGCCGAATACGAAGGCACGCTACTAGAGGCGGTTGAAAAAAATAAGGCCAATCTCTCCGGTGCCAATCTCTACGGTGCCAACCTCGACAGGGCCGATCTCTCCGGGGCCAATCTCTACGGGGCCAGTCTCTCCGGGGCCAGTCTCTGCGAGGCCAATCTCTCCGGGGCCAATCTCTACGGTGCCCGTCTCCCCGGGGCACTCGCTCTTATTACCTCACCGCTCTATATGCTCCGTGACCAGCCCGGCAAAATTCGCATGTACAAACTCGTAAACGAGCACGGCGAAGGCCCGCAATACGGCGGAATTAAATATGAGATAGGCAAGACGGTTGAGGCCGAGGCCGATACAGATGAAACGCGCCAATGCTCGAACGGCATAAGCGTAGCGTCGCTGGACTGGTGTATCAAGGAATGGAAAATTGGCTACTGCGTGCTGATAGTGGAATTCGAGGCGTATGACATCGCGGCCATCCCCATGGGCACGGACGGTAAAATCCGCCTGCACAGATGCAAGGTGGTGGGTGAGAAGGACATATCGGAAATCATCGCGGCGCTACAGCCCGAGAAACTCGAAGGCGAGGAGGTGACAGGAAAAAAATGAGTAAAACAAAGCTATGTCTAAGGTGCCGTAGGCAGATCCCCATCAATGACCCCGTGCATACGTGCCACGACGCTTACGAGAAAGTCAAGAAGGAGCGCGATGGCTATCGGATGGAGTTAGCCGAACTATGCGCAGTTATGGACGCACGAGGGTTCTCCGATGAGACGGCCACTATAGCACTAGCCCGCGCGGAGAAGGCCGAGCGGGAGCGGGACGAGTCTCAGGAAAAACAAGACATACTGCGCAACACGATAGCCAATCAGCGTAAGAAACTCGATGACACGGAAAAAAAGATTCTTGACCTTCGAGACGAACGGAACAACCTGGCCCGGACATTAGAGGAGCGCGAGGGATGAGTACTGGAACAAACGCATGGGCTATCTTTGACCCTAAGGGAATAAAAATCATTTGGACAATCCGGGAGACTAAAAAACAGTGTATTAAACAGTGGACAGGTGTATCACGGCCTCCCTGGAAGTTAGACAGGGAGAACGGATTTTCGTGTCGTAAGGTGAGAATAGAGAATAGGGGGTCAACGGAACTTGAGCGCGAACTGGACGAGGCGCGAGCAGAAATTGAGCGTGGGCGGGAGTGTATACAGCAAATTAACAAAACAGAAATACCCAGGCGGATGTATGCTCAGTGTCAGAAGAAACTTGAAAAAGCCGAGCGCGAGCGGGACAAAGCATTGGCCAGCGTGAAGGAGTTGAAGACAAAGGTGTGCGAGTAATGGCTGCAGTCATCGAAAAAAATTCCATAGGCGAATTGCTACGTCTGTTGGAAAATAGTTGCAGCCGTCGATTCCGAACATACCGCGAGTTTGCCGAACAGGAAATCATTATCCCGGATGGCCCATTCGCCGGGAAGCGGTTTCGATGCTGGCGCCAACCCTATTCTGCGTTATGGTTCGATGCGCTTGACTCGGGTTTGTGGCGGCGGTTCTGGGCGACGGGGCCGACGCAATCCGGCAAGACTCTGACATGCTACGCGATCCCGATTCTCTATCATATTTTCGAATTACAAGAGACAGTGGTTTGCGGTGTGCCAGATATGGAGATGGCCGGCGACAAGTGGCGCGAAGATTTACTCCCAGTAATTTTGCGCACGCGTTATCGAGACTTGCTCCCATCTACCGGGGGTGGGTCTCGGGGCGGAAGCGTCACGAGCATCAAGTTTCGGAACGGTGCAACGCTGAAATTTATGAGCGGCGGCGGCGGCGACAAAAGTCGCGCGGGATTTACTACGTCGGTGGTCGCCGTTACGGAAGCCGACGGCATGGACGAAAGCGGGGGCAACAGTCGCGAGGCGGATAAAATATCGCAGATGGAAGCGCGCGCGCGTGCCTACGGCCAAAAGAGCAAGATCTACGGCGAATGCACGACCACGGTAGAGTCAGGCCGCGTGTGGCGCGAATACAAGGCCGGGACCAAAAGCCGGATCTGTGTCCCGTGTGTGCATTGCGGCGAATACGTAACCCCGGAACGCGAACATATTCAGGGATGGGTTGACGCGGAAAACATCGTTGATGCGCGCGCAAATTCGGCTTGGCATTGTCCGAAATGCGGCGAAGGGTGGAGCGAATCGGCGCGCGAGATTATGAATCGCGGTGCGGTGTTGGCGCACAGGGGGCAAGACGTTCTCCGCGATGGCTCCGTGGTCGGGGACGCGCCGCTGACAGATACGCTGTCGTTTCGGTGGAACGCATTTAACAATATGTTTTGGACGGCGGGCGATGTCGGCCGCGACGAATGGCGCGGGATGCAGGACGAAGACGAGGAAAACGCAGAAAAGGAATTATGCCAGTTCGTGCATGCGTTGCCCTACACGCCGCCCCATGTGGACACGACGCCGCTCGACGCCAAGACTTTACAGAAACGCCAAGACGGATATCCCAAGGGCATGCTACCAGAGGATACCGAGCATGTGACGGTGTTTGTGGACGTGGGCAAGTGGCTTTGCCACTGGGCATTACTCGGGTGGCGCCCCGGCGCAACATGCCAGATTGCCGACTATGGGCGGTTCGAGGTTCCGAGCAACGAAATGCAAGAGGAAAAAGCCATTCTCGCGGCGCTACGCGAGTTCCGGGACAGAGTCGCGCAGGGATGGGTAAAAAAGGGGCACGGCGAATCGGTACTTCCCGGACAGGTATGGGTGGACAGCGGTTATCAGCCGGAGCCCGTCTATACGTTTTGCCGGGAAAGCGGAAAGGGCTGGTACGCAACGAAAGGCTATGGCGCAGCGCAGGGCGTTGGGCAAGGCAAGAACTACTCGGCCCCGAAAAAAAAGAATGCCGACGTAAAGCTGATCGGCTTGAATTATCACTTTGCGCGATTGACGAAAGAGCGGATCGTCTTGGTGCATATCAATGCGGACTTTTGGAAGACGTGGGTTCATCGCCGGCTATCGTCTCCATCCGGGGAGCCCGGCGCGATGCGATTGTTTGATGCGGTGGCGAATGACCATATGAGTTTCACAAAACACTTGACGGCGGAAAAGCAAGTCACGGAGTTCGTGCCGGGTAAGGGCGAGGTCGTGCGATGGGAGGTCGTGCGTCCGAATAATCACTGGCTTGATTGTGTGGCGGGCGGAAGCGCGGCGGGGCATTTTTGCGGAGTGCGGTTGCTTGGCGAAGGCGGAAAACCACGGCCCCCGCAAGCGGCGTATGGCGGCGGGAGTCAACGAACGGCGGAAGGCTGGAAGATTGGGCGGTAGAAAAACCTGAACGGAGGATGACAAAGTGGCGACTAGGCCGAAGGCGAAACGTAAAACAAAGACCAATGCGAAGGCGAAACGCAAAGGGAAAATGCGCGGATTGATCGGGGGGCGTCATCATGATCCGCTGATTGAATCTCAGGGCGTTGGATTGTCCGAGCGGCTTTTTTGGCCGAAGGGGAAGGCCATGCCGTCCACGGTCAAGAAAATGGCAAGTCAGCTGATTCCGTGCCCGGAATGCGAGCGGGTTCTGTTGGATGACGGCGGCCGAAGTTCCGTTTGCACGAGCGGCCCCGAGGACGTGAATTACTACCGCTGCAAGTGCTGTGGGCACCGCTGGAAACTGCCAGTGGAGCGCGTGGAGCCCGAAGGATAGGGCGAATCGGTGCCTTTACAGTCTGTAAAGTAGTCTCTTGACATTCCCTGGAAAATATGCAATATAGACAGCGTTGCGGGTCGCTCCCGCTCTCATAACGGCCTGGTCACTTGGTGATTTAGGCCGTTTTTTTGTGCTCCATGCCCTGGCCAGGGGGCATGGGGCCTTTTTTTGAGGTGTTGTATCGTTGGCGACAATAACGATTGACGATTCGAGTTTTCAAAACGCTTGCGCGGAATGCGCCGATGCCGTTGTCGCTTTGGACTGGGGCACGGCGTGGCAAAAGTACGCCGTCGCCGAGGCGATTGCTTCGGGTCTGGACATCAAAGCCGGGGACGGCGGCAAAAACTTCGAGCGTCGTGAGCGGCTTGACGGCCTCAATGCCGCGCTGGCATCGGCGGAGGCCAGAGTGACGCGGGCAAGCGACAACCGGCGCATAGGCCGGCTAGGGACCAAATTCCAATGATGGGATGGGTGGACAAAGTCACCGATTGGGGCCTTACAATTATCAGCCCGAAACGGGCCGCCGTGCGGTCTCACCTTCGGCGCATGGACTCTGACGCGGGATATCGCGAGACGTGGCTTGCGGCGTTGCGCGCCCGCGGCTACCGGGCGGCGGACCAATCGAAATCGAAAACGCCGTGGCTTGGGGGTGGCCGGTCGGCGGACGCGGAGATCCTGACTGGACTCCCAACGCTGCGAAACCGATCCCGCGAATTGGAACGCGACGATCCTCTCGGGGACGGGTTGCTCGGAACGTTTGTCTCAAACGTCATCGGAACCGGAATGCGACCCCAGGCGCGCACGGGCGATCCGGAAAAAAACGAACGGATTGAAGAGGTCTGGAAAGAGCGTAAGGATCACCTTTCCTTGGCCGACGGACTGAGCCACGGCGAATCACAGCGGCTTTTGATGCGCTGCGTGCTTCGAGATGGGGGCGTGTTGCGCAAGCGCGCGGTGCGCGATGCTTTCGAACCGGTCTGGTTTGAAACAGTCGAATCGGATCGGCTGGCCACGCCAAGTGATTTTTTGAATGACAAGAATTTTCGAGACGGCGTGGAACGCGATGACTGGGGCGTGCCGACAAAGTATTGGATTATGAAACAACATCCCGGCGATACGATGATGCCGGGATTGTCCAGGGGGAAAGACGCATTCGTCGGCGTAGACGTGGACAGCATTCGCCATTTGCGCGTCGTGGAACGCCCCGGCCAAACGCGCGGGGTCCCGATGTTTCACGCAGTGCTTCAAGACATGCGCGATTTGGATCTGTTGATCCTCGCAAGTCTAAAGCGCGTCCAGGTTGCGGCGTGTTTGAGCGTGTTTATCAAAAGCCCGGAATCAATGTCGGATATCGCCGAGACCACGGCGCAAAAATACGGCTACCAAATGGACCAAAGCCTCGAACCGGGCATGATGTGGAAGCTATACCCTGACGAAGAAATCCAAACACTCACGCCGAACTTCCCGACGCCCGAGCTTGAGCCGTTTATCATTATGCTGGCCCGCCGTATCGGCGCGGCCCTCGGCGTAAGTTGGCAGGTCGTGCTCAAGGATTTCTCGAAGGCGAACTATTCAAGCGCGCGCACGGACCTTCTCGAAGGCCGCCAAGTTTATCTCATTTTGCAAAGTTGGTTTGTCGAGAAGTACCTGAATTGGGAATGGGCGGTCGTGCTCGAAGATGCGCGACTGCGCGGCGATACGCGCTTGCGCGATGTGACCGACGCGGATCTGCAAAAGGTCTACTGGATTGCGAACGGCTGGAAATGGGTGGACCCCGTAAAAGAAGCGGCGGGCGCTAAGCTAGAGCTTGAGATGGGCACGACAAGTCTCCGCGATTTATGCGCCGCAAAGGGCCAAGACTGGGAAGAGGTCCTTGAACAACGCATCCTCGAAGAGAAAAAAGAGCGAGACCTTCGGGAGAAATATGACGTTCCGGCCCCGGAAAAGGCGAAGTCGGACAACGCGCCGCCGATGGTTGCGGATGACGACGAAGAGGACGACGACGAAACGGACAACGCCAAGGCGAAAGCCGCTTAGGCGAGGAGGGTTTACTTGTGGCGGACACGGCGGTACAAACGCGGGCGCTGATTGAGGGCATCGAGGTTCGCGCGATAGACGAAGATGCGCGCACCGCTACATTCGTGGCGGCCACGGAGCGCGGGGTTGATACGTGGTACGGGCGCGAACATCTGCGCATCAAGGGTGTAAACCTTGAGCGGTTCCGAAAGAATCCGGTGGTGCTGGACACGCACAATCGTTACGAGGCGGGCGCCGTTATTGGCAAGGCGAAGATGTCGGTCGAGGGGCGTCTGCTAATTGCCGAGGTTCAATTCGCCGAAACGGATCGCGCGATGGAAATTTGGGAACTCGTGAAAACGGGATTCCTGAACGCGGTATCCGTGGGGTTCATTCCTGGTGAAACGCTTGTGCTGAGCGATGGCGAATCAGACGGGCGGGGGGAAAACAAGATTGACGGCCCCGCGCGCGTCGTGAAAGCTTGGGAGTTGTTTGAATTGTCAGTAGTCCCCGTGCCGGCGGATGCCGATGCGCTGCGACGTAGTTTTTTGCACGGGGAGACGGTCGAGCTTG